ATGGCTCAGGTTGCCATTTTTAAAGAAATATTTGATCAAGTGCGGAAAGATTTAAACTGTGACCGATTTTACTCTGAACTAAAACGTCACAATGTCTCACATTACATTTACTATTTAGCCACAGGTAATATTCACGTTGTATTGAAAAATGATAACGCAGTGTTAATAAAAGGACTTGAGGAGGTTGTGAATGTTAAATTTCGCAGAGACACGCGACTTATAGAAACTTACTCTCATAAGTTGAAATCAAGAGAAATCACATTTCATGAATACAGGGAAAATCTGGCTAAGGCTGGAGTTTTCCGATGGGTTACAAATGTCCATGAACACAAAAGGTATTACTATACCTTTGACAACTCATTATTGTTTACCGAAAGCATTCAGAACACGACACAATTTTTTCCACGCTAAACCATATCGCCCGGTTTAATCCCCCTCACTATCCGGCACTCCCACACAGGAGTTACCAGTCGGTACTGAGGACATAGTTAATCCGGGAATACAATGAAAATACAGCACATCTGGCATACTTTAATAAACATTAAAAATATGAGATTTCAACTCATTGTTTAGGTTTTGTTTAAATTTCTACAAATACGATTCAACAACCTTAAAAACACAACGGGAATAACACTATGAAAAAAACGCTACTCACTTTCACGCTGGCCCTGCTTATCTCTGGATGTGCTCAACAGACGTTTACTGTTGAAAACCAACCGACAACAGTAACACCGAAGGAAACCATCACTCATCATTTCTTCGTTTCTGGAATTGGTCAGAAGAAAACTGTCGATGCAGCCAAAATTTGTGGTGGCGCAGAAAAAGTTGTTAAGACTGAAACCCAGCAAACATTCGTAAATGGATTGCTCGGTTTTATCACTTTCGGCATTTATACTCCGCTGGAAGCTCGGGTATATTGCTCACAATAATATCATAAGTTGCCCATCTCGATGGGCAACTCTATCTGCACTTGATGCGCAAATAACAACCTCCAAAAGAAAAATAGCAAAAGCAGACCGTGTCACATAAAGACGTGCAGTTACTTTCTTTTCTATTCCTTTCATAACGGACGGCTTTAAAAGAAGATTTATACGATCTGCCGAGGATTTTTCTCTGTACTCACTGATTCATATTCTCCTCTTTGTTTGGTATAAAAACCGAACTCTTTCTCCAGTCGTTTTTCTTGTTCGGTAAGTCTAATAACAAGCTAACCGCAGGTTGGATTTACTGGCCTCATTAATGCCAACTACACCACCACGCGCTCTTTCATCCAGCCATACACGAACGATTCATTAGCCTCACGTTTTTCTGCCAGTTCAAGGTAGCGATCTCCCTGCGTACAGTTTAGCGCTGTCAGAATCACCAACTCACCATCCCTGCCACGTTTTGACAAATAGGCGCGTAACGCATTAATGGTACGTGGGCCGATACAACCATCTGCATCAATGTCCGGATACAACTCTCCTTTCTGGTTAAATACATTAAGCCAGCGCTGAAGCATTCTGGATGCCACTGACGGCCCCATGTTTACGCCGGTATCACACAATTCAGCAGCGATCTCCGGAGACAGGCTCGCAACCTTGTGAAAACGTGGCCCGTACCAGTAGTCCGCTTCAAGAATTTCGAGGGCCTGCCCACGCGTCAGGTCACGAATATCCCCCTGATAACCGTGTGCACGGGCAACTTTTCCAGTAATGCCCCATTTAGTCGGACCACCTTTATCATCAGGGTGGTTGACGTAGCCGCCCTCTTTGCCAAGAACAGCATCAAAAATTTCATCTTTCGACTTCATCTCAGCGCCTTCGTAATACAAAGATTTTTGAAACGTTCCCACGAGCACGAACCACCAGCACGCAGAACAGCAGGTTAAAAAACACTTCCAGCCAGCCCGTTGCTAACGGGCGACCACACAGATAGCTGAGGGGCGCAAAGGCATACAGCAGCATCAGCAACCAGGCCAGCCATGACATCAGCGGTTTATGTCTGGAATCACGACGACGATAAAAAAAGAGCGTCAGCACGATAACCGTGCATAACGCCACATTCAGCAATCCGGGAAGGTTACTTAACATTGCCGCCTCCTCCACCCCGCAGGCGGGAGAACAGGCCGGACACCAGCGATGCAATATCCTGCTGGTGGATGAACGAGAGAATCTTCACCGACACCACCGCCACCAGCACCGCACACAGTGCATCCGCCGATGTACCGTCATAACCTGTTTTTGATGCAATCCAGGCTGACAGCACATGCGCACCCAGCACGCCAACGATAAACGACACCAGAAAATGCGCTGCCACACGCCAGGCAGATAGTGCCTGCGGCATTGTGGCCACAAACAGCGCCCCGGCAAATGCGCCAAACACAATCCCGAAATCCGTTCCGGTAAACAGCCCGAATACCGTCGCCCCGCCGAGCGCCGCAGCCGTGCCGGAACCGGATAAGGGTTCAGACATACTTTTTCTCCTGTAAATAAAAAAGGGCCACTGTCGGCCCGTAAAAAAACAACACCCCGTCAAAGGCACCCGCAGATACCTTTTGTGTGGTGTTATCTGATGTGATGTGCGCCGGACGTGGCGCGGATATAAAAAAGGCCCGCCGCAGCGAGCCTGTTTTCAATGAGTGCAAAATTCAATTATTCTTGAGTAACACCTAAACTCATCTCATTGAATGCAGCCATCCTGTAACCTGCCGGTGTAACACCAAAATAACTCCTGAATACGCTGATAAAATAAGATGTAAAATTATAGCCACACTGAGCAGCGATTCTGTTGATGGCGCAACGAGATTGATTCAACAGCATTGCTGCCATTCTCATTCTCTCTGTAAGCAACAACTCACTGAAACAGGTGCCTTCTTCTTTCAGTCTTTTTTTTAACAAACTTTCACTGATACATAACCGCGAAGACACATCTCTCAGAGTCCAGTTTGCTGCAATGTCCGTACGAAACAATGCACTAAGCCTGTCACTAATATTGCCAATACACGCGGTCAGAAACGACGAAAACATTTTCTCTGATGAGAAAAACGCCAGACACGAAAAGGAAAGCATTTCCGCTAAATTGTCCGTATGAATCTTTTCCTCACAAAGATAATCAATCAGGATGCCCATCAATTCTGCCTTGGGAAAACTCACGCAAAGATATCGTGGTATTTGCCGGACTAAAACTACATCCTGTTTTTCGTCTCCACACAACAGGTAACGGATAATTGTCGATTCACTGAGACTTATTCGCCGAAAACATTCCGAAAAGGGCAATAACGATCCAGCTCCCCCCCTGACAAGAAGTGCACTACCACTTTCCAGAGAGAGCTCTTTTCCTTCAAAGAGCACAACAAACGGGGAATGAACAAAAACAACAGAACAAGCTTCATTCATATCAATTGCCCTGACATTACTGGTCACAAGATAAGTATATATCGATTTACAAAAATACAAGCCGAAAGACCAGTATTCGCAACTACCAGCGCGTTTAACGTCCTGTACCGTTTTTCAGGCATAAAAAAACCCGCTCAGTGGCGGGTTTAAGCTGTTTGGCGTAGTAACCACTCTTAACAGGATATTCAACTTTTTACGATCGTAAAGCGTTCGGGGAAAATTTTTAAAACCGTTCCAGAGTGCATACCATCGCATCGGCGGGTAGTTTTTCCGTGAAGTCGACCTGACCGTGTTTATCGAAGTGGATCAGTAATGCGCATCCATCATTTTGGGTTGGGGTGTTTTGTGCTGCTGGTGGTTGTTTTTGGCTGAAATAACAGTCTTCCAGTTTTTCGAACACTTCCCACGCCTGATCGGTTTCCAGCATTTTGGCGTGACGGGCTGCTCCGCGTTCTGTCCAGAGGATGAGGTGCTTTGTACGCGGTGCAACTAAGTTACTTTGAGTAACCTTGTTCTTAAATTCCCGCAACTCAGCCCCTTCCAATTTGAAGTAGTGTTTCCCACAAACAAAACGCTCGGCATTGCGTGTATAGTTCACTTTGATGTTATTAGTTTCGGTGCCATAAAGTTGTGCCAAAAGCTCGGTAGTAATGACAGGGATTTGGTTATGAGTGATCGGGGAAAGAGTTTCAATTGAGATTTGAATAGCCATAGGATGATCCTTTTTCTATGTGAATCATCACCACTGCTGACGCCAATCAGTATGGTGGTGAACTGTGCAGGGTTGGCGTAACCGGGAAAAAGGAACCGGCGCGGATCGCTCCGCCCCCACACAGCCCACCATTGAGATGTGACAGTGCAAACGACAATAAAAAAGACGCTGGCGCGTCTGTTGTCGCCTTTTTCATCCGGGACGCCAATCCCGACGCCAGATTTTGCTGGCGCGTGAGGAATATAGCCCCGGACAATGTGTCTGGTCAAGCTCCTACATGATTCGTTCTACGTATCTGTCCATCTCCAGTCGGATATCAAGCATCATCAACATGCCATCAATAACCCCTTCCGCTTTCTGCAGGCGCTTGCCAATACAGGTATCCGAACACCCATGCTTTCGTGCCAACCCCATAAAAGTCATTCCACCTACGTAATAATCCACCAACAAATCGTGCAAATCCTGATTTTTCTTGTTCAACCGGGCCATACAGCCACAAATTATCATTGCATCATCATCAGAACACTGAGGGCGTGATTTCACTTTCGGCGGGATTAATCCTTTAAAACCAGCAGCGATTGACGCCCATGACACATCTTCGTGATTGTTCGCAGCCCATGCTCCCCACCGCTCCATAACCTGCTGAATATCACGCACCATCGTTATCACCTGTAATTTCGTAAATCTTCACGCCCAACCGCCCACCAGGAACAGGCAGTCCGCGCACAATATTGATTTCATCAAACTGCTCGTCGTCTATAAGTAGTCCGGCATGCGTCAGCGCATCCAGTGGTGCCTTCAGGATATTGTCCAGGTCGCGGCGGCGCTTATCCGGTGGCTCTGCAATAATTTTTATTGCCAGCCTTCCGGACAGGTTTAATTTCAGTCGCTGCTGGCGAACAATAAGCGCCACATCACGGCGATAACGCTCACCGGCTTTTGATACAAAATATGTGCTGCCACGACGTCGCCAGTAGGTGTTCACCGTTGGCGGGTAAGGCAAAACAAATTCTATCCCCATCAGTAACCTCTTTTATCCGAGTACGCCTGTTGCAAAGGCGTGATCAAGAAAACGAAAAATTAAATCAACCTGAGAACCATGCTTTTCTTCGAATGCCTGCGGATCCGCATGAAGCTCGTTGTGATGCTCCCGACACAGCGGCAACGTAAAAATATCGTGGGCCTTTGTTCCCATCCCTCCCTGACCATGACCAATCAGGTGATGGGGATCGTCGGCTGGCTTACCACAACACGCACACGGCTGTGTCTTCACCCAGCGTGTGTATTTCTCGTTAACCCAGCGGCGACGTTTAGGTCGTTTCATGAAAGATTCCGGAGACTCAGGATCAACGGCAATGCTGACCACCGTCTTTTCCTGTGGTGGGTTCTGTTGCTGGTGGGCGTGAGGCAACAGCGCAAAATTTTTTGTGCGCTGCTTCAGTATGCTGGTGGCTGTCTGTTCTCCCGGTATGATGTCGCTCTCGCGGTAAAGCGAGCGGATTTTCTCCGCCGGTAATCCCAGTGAGCGGCGTAATACAGCCTCCGGTAGTGCGTCCGCTACCTGATTGCAGACCGCCCACCAGGATAATTCAGCCAGAGATAATTCACGCTCCTGCGTACCGCTTATTGCGTGACCGATGACGTCAATCATCCATGCTGACAGGTTTTGATGAGCAAGTTGCTCGAGTGATTCGGATGTCTGGTCACGCAGCTGGTTGTCGCAGTGCCAGCACAACACCATTGCGCCGGTACCATAACGGTGAATGACGGTTTCACTGTGGTGATAATCGCCGTGTGGCCACTGGCAGGATTTAACATGGCGCAGTAACCAGTCAGACAATGCGCCAGCGCCACCAGCAGCACGAATCACTCGTTCGTCGCTGAAAAATGGCAGTAATGATTTATCCTCCGCCAGCGGCTGGCGAACGGCAGGAACGACCCCGGACGGCAGATTACGCATGCTTTTCGGTTCCGGCTCCACCAGTACCCGGGTATTGTGGAATACCGGCATGGATTCACGGCCCGGCTTAACGATCACCAGCCCGAGTTCCGGTACCAGAACAGGTCGAAGTAATACCCGCACGTTACCTCCAGATGCGTTGCTGGAATGTGCGGGACGGACGCGGTGGGCGTTCGGAATAAGGGAGTCTGACGTAGATTATCCAGTGACGATAATCGAGGCTGAGGGCTTTCTTAATCTCGTATCCGTGTCTGCGGTAGCACTGAATTAGCCACTCGGCCTGTTCTTCAGTGCATGGGTCATGCTGGAACCAGTCAGATTTGAAAGTGCGGGAACGCCGCCCGTGCCTGCTGGCAAAGACGGCAGAATCATAAGAATTGTGTAATTTGGTATCGTGCGCCATCGGTTGTCTCTGCTGGCGCAGCAGGTGCCAGTTGTTCAGGCTGGCGTGCGAATTGTAAACCAGAATGCCAGGAAAAAACAAAACCCGCCGAAGCGGGTATGCTAAAACAAACTGAAAGTAATATACCGGACTTGTAAAGGAACGATAGAATAATTATTGGATTAAACCCTGACTCAATCCAGATTTCATAGGCAACAACTACGGACTAATCATCACAGTCATGTTTGATAGGCTTAGTCCACATTGGGTGAGGGTTTACGGCGTTTTCACTAATAATTTATCGCCAAGCTATACACTACTGCCCTGTTTTAACGAAATTTTTAAAGGAAACAACTGCCTGATAGGGGTTTGGTTGACAGCCAAACATATTATCGCAAAAAGGCTTGATGAAAATTCTTGAGGATCCATCTTCATTTGGCATTTTACTCACTTGATAAGCGAGGAATGGACTATTTGGAGAGGGATTATAAGTGGAAATTAGCGTGTCTGTCGCCGTTTGAATTTTCCATGAGGAATTATTAGCCAACCAGAATTACGCTCGTTTCCAATAAAAGTCACATTGCTTTTCATCATTACATGTTAGTGGCTTCATTGCTTCTGCTTTCAACGCTGGATCGACCTTTGCTGCACACCCTCCCAACATTACTGTTGCAATCATTACACCTGCGACTAAAACAAGTTTCTTCATCTCCCTGCCCCATCAATAAAAGTTCGGTTCTCTAATAACTAGAGTTAATCAACGGAAAAAACGCCGAAGCGGGTTAAGTGCGGGTGCGTTGAGGATGCCTGACACATCAGAGGTGGCGAGGGATTTCTCCCCCGCCAGGTCTCTTACTCCTCAGGTTCGTAAGCTGTGAAGACAGCGACCTCCGTCTGGCCGGTTCGGATTCGTACCTCGCAGAGGTCTTTCCTCGTTACCAGTGCCGTCACTATGACGGTTAAACAGATGACGATCAGGGCGATTAACATCGCCTTTTGCTGCTTCATAGCCTGCTTCTCCTTGCCTTTCGGCACGTAAGAGGCTAACCTAGATTTGCCGTTCATAGATTGAGCCTCAGATTAATGTTAAGCGTCTTGCAGGACGCGTAATGTTAACTGGGGCTTTTCTCTATCTGCCTTTGGTGTTCATGCCTGAGGCAGATAGCCTCAAGCACCCGCAGCAATTCTACTTAAGTTAGATAAGCTTTTCTATGGTATTCTCTCAGCGTCCCGTAAATACAGTCTCGGCTCATCATTTTTATCACAGGTGCGAGGAAAATATATAGCGCCCTCCATCAAGCATAACGAAATACATTTTCCATTCATCGCCATTCCTCAATTTAATACGAAGACTTTCCCCGCAAGTGTATTTATTAAACAACTGTTCCGATGTGCTAGTAAGAGGTATTTTTACCGTTATTACAACTACTGCCCCACCATTTAACTCTCGAAGTTCAGCATCCGCATCCACAAAAGATGAATAAATGTTATGATCTGGGTAATCAACAATTAACTGCATATTCACTCCTTAAATATAGCAACTAAAACAAACAACGATTTAACAGTAGGAATTGTTTTTATAACATATGAACAGTGCAAGATCTATCCAGATGAAGCCTCCCCTCCGTTACTTTATTCGTACCCCTTATAATGGGGTGTTAGCCAGCCAGACCCGGCATGATTACTGCCCCCAGTCGTCCATGATCCGGGGGGTGATGTCACCGGGTCTGGTGGGGCGCTGGTAACCGCTAATAGGGGTCAGGTCAGGCACTTTTGCCGGGACCGTCTGTAACGTGGATGCCGGTACCTGCTCCCCGTGGTTATCTGGTTAACCCATATACAAGGGAGACAGAATGACCGAATCCAGCGATTACGAATCCGTCCAGGTCTTTATCGGCGTTGATGTCGGTAAAGATACGCATCACGCTGTAGCCATTAATCGTTCAGGTAAACGCCTGTTCGATAAAGCATTACCCAACGACGAAAACAAACTCAGGTCGCTAATATCTGACCTGAAACAACATGGCCAGATACTGCTGGTTGTTGATCAGCCAGCTACCATCGGTGCGTTACCTGTCGCCGTTGCCCGCTCAGAAGGAGTCCTTGTCGGATACCTCCCTGGACTGGCCATGCGCCGCATAGCCGACTTACACGCCGGTGAAGCTAAAACTGATGCTCGTGACGCTGCCATCATTGCCGAAGCTGCCCGTACCCTGCCTCACGCGCTACGCACGCTGAAACTGGCTGACGAGCAAATCGCCGAACTCTCCATGCTCTGCGGCTTCGATGATGATCTTGCCGCACAGACAACGCAGGCCAGCAACCGTATCCGCGGCCTTCTGACCCAGATACATCCGGCACTGGAGCGCGTTCTCGGTCCGAGACTTGATCACCCGGCGGTACTCGATCTTCTCCAGCGATATCCCTCACCAGAAAAACTCGCTTCGCTGGGTGAGAAGAAGCTGGCAGCCCAGCTCTGCAAACTTGCGCCTCGTCTGGGTAAACGCCTTGCAGCAGACATAGCTCAGGCACTGGCCGAACAAACCGTCGTCGTTCCCGGCACGAATGCCGCTGCCGTAGTACTGCCACGTCTGGCACTCCAGCTCATCACGCTGCGTAAGCAAAGAGACGAGGTGGCGCTTGAGGTAGAACAGCGAGTTCTTGCTCACCCTCTTTACCCGGTCCTGACCAGTATGCCCGGAGTCGGTGTCAGGACCGCAGCCAGACTCCTCACCGAGGTCGCCTGCCGCGCCTTCGCCTCTGCCGCACATCTCGCTGCTTATGCTGGCCTTGCGCCGGTAACTCGGCGATCCGGCTCGTCAATACGCGGTGAGCATCCCTCGCGACGGGGTAATAAAGCTCTCAAACGGGCGTTGTTCCTGTCGGCCTTCGCCGCGCTCAGGGATCCGCTCTCCAGGGCTTACTACACCCGCAAAATGAGTCAGGGAAAACGACACAATCAGGCGCTTATCGCCCTGGCGAGACGACGCTGCGACGTTCTGTTCGCCATGATGCGCGACGGGACTTTTTATACCCCGCAGGCGTCATAACATGCTTGACAACTTAATAGGGGCCCCCCCCCGTCTCATTACATGCATTTACTATCTCACCGTAAAACATCCTCCACGCTTATCAGTCCGTTTCGCTTCAGGTAGTCCATCGCCATCTCCGGTAATTTGCAGTCTGGATTAGCTTTTTTCAGTTGACTGACCAGTAGTTTAACCCACATTGTTAATTCGCTAACCTGATTGCCGGAAGCTGGTGGGTTGTCGGCTTTACCCAGAATGACAGCACTGCAGGCCTCTTTGAGTACCCAATCAACAGCATCTTTCCATGCTCCTGTTTCGACTGGTGGATTCTCACGCTTTACCTGTTCATAAAAGCGCACGGCTTTAACCAGTCCTTCTGATGTCACCGGAACTGGCGGGGCAGTGAATAAGGCCTGAATCTCATAGCTCGGCCTGTCGTTGCAATCCTCTTTTGTCGGTACATATTTCCAGTCACCAATCCACATCTTCTCCTGAAAGTCCGTAACGCCTTTTTTCACATAGCGATATCGCCATGCAACTGGTTTTGCCTGCCCTACCGTTTCATGCCCTTCCTGATAATTAATCTCGCTCATTCATCGCCCCACTCATCACAATATGCTTCGACAGGTGTTTTTCCTGCTTCGTAGTCATCACGCCAGGCTTCAGCTGTACTTCCTCCACGTAACTCTGCATAATCCATTAACAGTTCATGCCATTCTTCAAAACTGACGTTGTATTTAGTTGAACCAAAATCAGCCATTTTGTCCTTCCTCCTCGTCTTTTATTTCGTGATATGAGTAATTGCAGTAGTTAAAGAAAATTTCTTTTGCTTCGTCATGAATTTCATCAGGTGTTGCGTCATCGTCCACTTCGAATACATCCTCAAAATCCCCACCAGCTATTCCCGTTTCAATAATTATTTTGAACTTTCGCATTTCACTACCGCCCTTTCGGGCGGCCTCCTGATGTTCTGAGGGTGCAGAAATCCCTCCGGTTAAGGATTAAATTTTATTTACAGAACTGAATTTAATTATTCAGATATACGTATCTGTAACCTTACTAACCTACTCACTGGATGCCTATTTCATAAAAATAATCCAGTGGGTTTTATCGTTTTTTCCTGTTCGTTGACCGATAACAGGTTTTCTGTCGGTCAGCACCAATATCTGGCGAACAGGTATTTGCGTTTCATTCCATTTAAAAATCAGAACGCCGGATGGACGCAACACACGAAAGGCTTCTTTAAATCCCTGCCGCAAATCATCACGCCAGGTATCTTTATTCAGCCGTCCATATTTCTTTCCCATCCAGGCGTTATCACCAACACGCTCAAGATGCGGAGGGTCGAATATAACCATCGAAAAAGATGCGTCTGCAAATGGTAGTGCACGAAAATCAGCTATCAGATCAGGACTGATAATCAGGCATCGTCCATCACACAATGTGTGCTCTTCCTTTCTGATATCGCTAAATATCGCCCGGTCGTCATTCTTATCGAACCAGAACATACGGCTGCCACAGCACATATCAAGAATGGTTACCGGTGTACTCACAGCATCACCTCCTGATAATTACCCTGATAGAACGCCAGCACACGCTGCATAACCTCACTCTGCCGGCACTCGCTACAGATTATATTCAGACGCCTGTCATAGCGGCGTATTTCTCCGTCTGGTAATGACCAGATAAGGTCAGGATCAACCACAACCGTTTTTTTCACCTTTGCCCTGGATAGTTTTTTGCGGGCGTTTTGCCAATCCTTACGAGCCTGTTCAGAGGGAAATAACCCATAGCCAGAGTTGTATACATCGCCACTGGCAACCAGCTCTCTGGCGAGAACGCTCATCAGATATCTTGTCGCACCTGTTTTAGCTTCCAGTTGCCGTAACGTCTCACGACCGCTCTGGCGCACGAGTTCAACCACCTGCCCTTTAATTTTTTCCCGCTCTTCTTGTGTAAATACTTTTGCCATAAGCGCCTCCGGCAATCACTTTTCCGATGCAACACGGCGGGAAGAATCCGTAATCTGTCGGACAATATCCCGGTGCTTGTTCAGCTCCCGCAGCGCCGCGCAGACTCGCTCCCACTTCCGGACATGATTTTTCGCCCGACGCAGTTCGCGGTTTGCCATGTGCAGCGATGGTAAAATCAGGTCATTCGCACGCGTTTCGGTAAACGATGGCAGCGACTGCACAATGTCCGCCACAGTTTCTGTTTTAATATCTTCCTGTGTTGCAACCTCCTGTACTGGTAACGCAACCCCCGCTGGCTGAGGAAAGGCTTTACCATCAGTGTCCGCTACCGATGCGGCTTTCAGTTCTGCTGGTAAATTCTCGCCTGGCATGCAGTAACGAAATTTACCGTTCTGATTAACGCGTGCCAGCCGCCCTGTTGAGGTTACTACCGCCAGCGTGGAAGCAACCTTGCGAATGCTGACACCGAACTTACCCGCCAGTTCCTCACACGTTTTAGCCCCCTCCTGGCCGATAAACTCAATCATCATGTCAGCGGTAACTTTTTGTTCGCCCACCCCGGTTAGCACATCCGGTGCTTCAGATTGTACTGGCTGCTCTTCGGTTACCCCGGATTCACCTTCGCCAGCCAGAAACCAGGTATGACCTGTTTTATCAACGACGCCATTTCTTTTGAGTTCCCACAGCTCGTTCAGCACTTCTTCACGACTGATATCAAGTCGCGCGGCCAGTTCCACCGACGTGGCTTTTCCCATTGCTTTCAGTGCGTCAAAAACAGTCTCCATTAAAATTTCCTCCCGGTAAAAATTACTTCTCAATTCCTGGCTGGATGACATTCGTGCGCCAGCTCTCCCAGTTAAAATTCATCCAGCGACCACCGTTCATGGTCATGCGGTCCATCACGCGCTCGCCAAGCCGCGTATTCATCGCCGTATGGTTCAGGTTCGTCAGCATCCCGACGCTGTGCATCGAGGCCGTTCTGCGATCGACTATCTGGTTCAGTGTGACCTGTTCGTTACGCGTATCCCGCTGCATACCGATTTCATCCAGGATAAGCAGGTCAACTTCACACAACCCCTGCAAAAATTTTTCGCCCGAGTTTTTGTTGTCGTAGTTGCCGTGTAACGCCAGCATCACATCCGCCACCGTCACCACAATCACGCTGCGACCTTTCGCCAGAAGATGGTTGCCGATGGCTGCCGCCAGGTGATTCTTTCCGGTACCCGGCTTACCGCTGAACACGAAATTTGTGCATCCGGTCATCATTTCTTCCGCGATGGATTTTGCCTGGCTCAGCGCGTGGCGTTGGCCGTCGTTCTTCACCTGGTAATTCGCAAACGAACACTTCTGGTGCAACAGTTGGATACCGGAACGCTTCATAATTTTCTCCACCCGGATCTGGCGATTCTGGCGGTTAATTTCCTCACTACGCTTTCGCCCTTCTGCAAGCTGCCACTCTCGCCACTCGTCCACTGTCCGGTACGGCGCGGCTACATGCTGCGGGGCCAGCTTACGGATGCGTTCAAGAACACCACCTGCCGCAATATTTTTCATAACCCGTTACCCCCTGAATCCCGGCGGAATTTCGGTGTCCGGTTCAGAAATGTGATTCACACAACGCTGTACAGGCGAACGCCCCAGACGAATAACCAGCTCATCCCATTTTTCGCGAAGCTTTGACGGGCTCATGACGTTTTTTACCCAGAATGGATCCCGTTGTACCCGACTGAACATTTCGCAAATTTGCCTGTGAGTTCTGCCATCCAGCATCCGCATTGTGCGCACGTCATTGGCCCATGCGGTCCAGTTGGGTTCTTTCGGTCGCGTAATCTCGCCATCATCGCTGGCAGCCTGTTCGTAAAGACTCACGATTCGCCCCCAGATCCACTGCGCACACGTCAAATCTTCCTGGCTGCCCCACTGGCGTTTTTTCGCACTGAACACAACCGCGTCAGGATGTCGGGTTAAAAAATCCTGTTCAGCCGTCTCCTCGTCCGGTTGCGAAGCTTCCGGACGAAAAGTGTTTTTATTCTCTGTAGTAATCTCTGTTGTATTCTCTGTAAGATCATCAGGCCATTTTGACCCGATGACATTGGGGCGTTTTGAACCAATGGAGCGTTTCATTTTGACCTCTTCCATCGTGTCATTTTGACCTGATGAAGCGGCGCATTTTGAACCGATGGATTCGCTCAATTTGCCACCATCTAAAAGCTCGCTCCCATAGTTGATCGTGTAGAAATTGGTCATATCGCGCTTTGATTTATTGAGCTTTTCACAACGCAAAAGCCCCAGCGTTTTCAGACTTGCAAACGCGCGCTTTAACGTTGACTCTGACCAGAATGGGAACTGTTCCAGCCATTGTTCCGTTGTGTTGTAAATCCAGCGAACACCATCACATTCCATGCCGGAATTGGTATCTCTCAACCAGTAATGCAACTGCTGCAACACAATGGCTTCGTTCAGACCAATTTTCATCGCCAGCTGCGTGTTTATAACCAGCGGGCGTTCAGCAAAAAGGAGCTTCATCCCCCCCCCCATAACACGTTATCAATGCGCGACCACGGCATTTCCCGCTGGGCCGCCACGATTCATCTGATTGAAACCAGCGATCGCCACTGCGACAAAATCATCAGCGTCTCTCACCAGTCGTTCCCGCGTCTCCACCAGCTCCCGAAACCAGGCTGAACTGTGGCTGCGCATTCGGGCCACCAGCAGAGGTGGCATTGCTTTTTCGATAGCCGGTAACAACGCCTGAATTTTTTTAACCGCATCAGGAGTGTCTTTCTCTACCCAGCGGAAAATTTTCTGGGTATTGCGAGCCAGGGCTTCCGGATGGCTGTCGTCATACAGTTCCGGGAACGTCATTCCCAGTTCGAAATACGCTTTGGTAATTTTCGCAGCCGGTACTTTCTCGCCGTCTGGATGCGCCCAGGCATTCATCGCCATGCGGATGTGTTCATGCTTGATTTTCATGAATCATTCTTTCCTTCGTTCGAGGTGCTATCCTGCTTCTTGTAAAGTTCTGGGTTGTATTTCAATTCACCGTTAGTAATTTCATCCAGCTCCATTGCGCGAAGTTTGGGAATAACTGCTTTCCACCGCACAACAGCCACATGTGAAATTCCAAGAGCCTCAGCTACTAGTCGTTTTTTTTTGAAATAGCGCAGAACATCATCTTTGAACATAAAACTCTCCTGTTATTTCGAGCAGGAGGGTAACAATAGTTACATAGCAATGTCAACCATAGTAACATCACTTGGTGGTAACATTGGTTACATGAAAAACACTATCAGCGAACGTATTCGGAATCGTCGAAAAGACGTTGGATTAACCCAACAGCAGGTTGCGAAAGCAATCGGCATATCTCGTGTATCCGTAACAAAATGGGAAAATGGCTCTTCAAAACCTGACGGTGAGAATTTACATCTACTGTCAAAATTGCTTTCCAAATCTCCTGAATGGATTCTTTATGGAAAGGACGGTCACGATAAAACCGATGATCTGCGTCTGAATCAGTACCTTTACATTAGTGACAACATCGCCCGGTTGCCCGTTTTAACGTGGGAACAGGCTGGTTATTGGGATATGAGTTGCCCAGTAACCGAGATTCCTGGTATTAAGAATTGGGTTGATGTCATGACAAAAACCGCTGAAAACTCTTTTTTATTGCATGTTGAGGGAGATGCGATGACAAACTCTAACGGCCTCCCAACCATCCCCGACGGATCTACCGTGCTGATCACACCATGCTCAAGTAACATTAGAGAACTGGTGGGGAAAATAATCTTAATCCAATTGGAAGGAACGCCAAACGTAACACTAAAAAAAGTTGCGATTGACGGACCAAACATCTATCTGTTGTCACTGAATCCGCTTTACAAACCCATCGAACTGAATGGCGGTTACACCATTAAAGGTAAAGTTTCACAAATACATCAATACTTAGATTGAGTCAGAACCCGCATTCATTGCGGGTTTTTTATGCCCTCAAACGTACCTTTTGCAACATTGTATTGACTCAGATGGTAACTCTTGTTACCTTAACAACATACCAACCCACCCCGCCCCACAGAACGCCGGGCAATACTTCGAGTTACCAGGCAGTGATCAGGGGTTAAGTAGCCAGCCCGAGGCGTAAGAACATGACGGCAGGGTTCAACTTTAACTATGCAGCAGGTTTTTGTTCCGCTACCCCGGCGTTAAGGGGAAATGAGGTCAACATGGATACTATCGATCTTGGCAACAGCGAATCTCTGGTATGTGGCGTGTTTCCCAACCAGGACGGTACGTTCACCGCGATGACGTATACCAAAAGCAAAACGTTTAAAACCGAAGCTAGCGCGCGTCGCTGGTTATCCAGAAATACTGACTGATGAGGTTAACGATGGAATTTAAAGATTTACCAACACCTTTCCAGGAAATGGCAGCGAATATAGTTCGTTCTCAATTGGCGACTCTTGACCTGAGTACCGTAGAAAAAGAAACCATAGATAATATATCCGGTAACGTGCGCCGTGCCTTTATCGGGTTGTACGAAGAGAAGCAGCACTCTGATAAGCATGATTCCTCTGAAAAATACTTCCTGGAATTAATGGATATCATTAACAAGGGGTTTGGTTTGTTGATGGAAAAGAAAGGGATTCGAATAGAACCCCTTAAAAACCATTTTACTGAGTGCAACATTAATTCCTGTGATTTAAAGCATCCCACTTCAGATGGGAAAGTTGAAGCCAACTATAAAATATCAATTAATCATTAAGTTCTCCACGGGTGAGGTGGAGAACATGCGCCGGACACGGATAAATCTCCGGCATGCTCTTTAACATTCTGGATATTCCTAACCACAAAGAAATCGCATCAATTTAGATTTTGTGGGCAGCTTCTCTTGTTGTTCGATGGAAACGCCTATTTTGATCTGTGTTTTTAAGATCGCAATATCTTTAAGTGATGACCAAATATGATCATCCGTTTTTTCCAGAATTTTTAACTGCATTTTCAATTCAGAATCAGAATATTTTTCTGCATCATCAAAAAGCTGCAAATATTCTGCGGATTTTCTCATGGCGTTACCTGACTTTTGTCCGAATCCATAAATCGTTTGGACGGTTGCGATCACAACAATAAAAACGCCAGAAATTTCCGGAATGAATCCGCCAATGACAGATGAACCGAGGATAATACTCACCACTGAGAGAAGTTTATCGAGACGACCAGTCGCTACAGAAAATAGTTGCTCAAGAAAATAGCCATATAAAATTCTGTCAAGAATATCATCCCGGTCCATACATCATCACCTGCTTGTTTGGTTGTTGCTGTTCCCCCTCTCCTCCGAAGGAGCTGGAGATGGTTTTGGTCGAATGTTTTTCTCTGGTATGTGATCCCAGACTGTTTTATGTGTCGAATTGCCACCACCTGCTTGTGCTCTTTGCTCTGTCATATGATTTCCTTGGATCGTTGGGGATATCCAGATTATACAGATTTCTTGTCGTTGGGGAATGACAGGAACCACCTCGCCTGACGTGGTTAAAAGCAGGCACACAACACGAAAGCGCACGGCGAAGTCATTTCTCCCTCTGTTGCGTGTCGCCGGTATCTTCGACCGTGCGCTTCCGGTTGTGGCACTCCGCGAAATGGCGCGGCGGTAAGTATGGCGGGGTTATCCTTACCCCCACTGGTAGCACCGGGTTGTCAGGTTGACCATACGCCTGAGTGACAACCCCGCCACAACATCTCCATGTTGAGGCTTGTGTGAGACCTTTGGCGGCATCAGTTTAATTGCTGGCTGATGTCCGCCCTTTTTAAAGTGAATTTTGTGATGCGGTGAATGCGGCTAAGCGCACGCGGAACAGTTAAAAAGCGATTAGTTCCCCCGTATCGGGTGTTTATGGGTTTCCCTGTATCCGGCGTTAATTGTTAACTGGTTAACGTCACCTGGAGGCACCAGGCACCGCATCACAAAATTCATTGTTGAGGACGCGATAATGGAAACGTTATTACCAAACGTTAATACGTCTGAAGGTTGTTTTGAAATTGGTGTCAGAATCAGTAACCCTGTATTTACTGAAGATGCCATTAATAAGAGAAAACACGAACGGGAGCTATTAAATCAAATATGCATTGTTTCAATGCTGGCCCGTTTACGCCTGATGCAAAAAGGACGCTGACAATGAATACAGCATTTGCACTCGTTCTGACAGTTTTTCTTAATACAGGCGAACCAGTCGATCTTGTTATTGGTATACATGACTCAATGAAAGAATGCATGGCTGCCGCAGCGGAACAGAAAATTCCCGGCAACTGTTATCCGGTTGATAAAGTTATTCGCATGGACAATAACGAAATCCCGGCAGGTCTTTAAAACAGTTCCGTAATAAACATCCGATTTCATTCTTATATGCCAGCAATGGCAGGGATTTGTTCACCCTTAAATCTGTAATGAGGTAAAACAAAATGAGTAAAGTCTTTATTTGCGCCGCCATTCCGGACGAACAGGCAATAAAGGAAGAAGGTGCAGTCGCTGTAGCCACTGCCATTGAAGCCGGTGATGAACGTCGCGCCCGCGCAAAATTTCACTGGCAATTCCTGGAACATTATCCGGCTGCTCAGGACTGCGCTTATAAATTTCTTGTTTGCGAGGATAAACCCGGTATACCCCGCCCTGCCCTCGATTCCTGGGATGCTGAATATATGCAGGAAAACCGCTGGGATGAGGAGTCTGCTTCCTTTGTCCCGGTTGAGACTGAATCAGATCCGATGAGCGTCACTTTTGACAAGCTGGCCCCTGAAGTACAGAACGCTGTCATGGTTAAGTTCGACACATGTGAAAACATCACCGTTGATATGGTGATTAGCGCGCAGGAATTGTTGCAGGAAGACATGGCAACATTCGACGGACATATCGTTGAAGCGTTGATGAAAATGCCAGAAGTTAACGCCATGTATCCGGAGCTTAAGCTGCATGCCATCGGGTGGGTTAAGCATAAATGTAAGCCTGGTGCCAAATGGCCCGAAATTCAGGCAGAGATGCGCATCTGGAAAAAACGTCGCGAAGGTGAACGCAAAGAAACCGGGAAATACACGTCTGTTGTTGATCTTGCCCGCGCCAGAGTCAACCGGCAGCACACTGAAAACTCAGCAGGAAAAATCAACCCCGCCACTGCCGCCATTCGTCGCGAATACAAGCAGACATGGAAAACGCTGGATGAAGAACTGGCCTACGCTCTGTGGCCTGGCGATATTAATGCCGGAAACATTGACGGCAGCATCCATCGCTGGGCAAAAAATGAAGTTATCGACAAAGATCGCGAAGACTGGAAGCGCATTTCCGCATCAATGCGCAAACAACCCGATGCCGTTCGCTACGACCGTCAGACTATTTTTGGCCTTGTCCGTGAGCGTCCGATCGACATTCACAAAGATCCTGTGGCGCTGAACAAATACATCACTGAATACCTGACTACAAAGGGCGTGTTTGAAGATGAAGGAAGAAATCAGAGCACAACTAATACTCTCCCGTCGCCAGTACCAGAAGCTGATGCAGTGGAAACGGCAATGCCGAACAACGAAAAAACCGAATGCAAAGTGGAAGTCGAACCATCTGTAGAGCGTGAGGGGCCGTTCTACTTCCTCTTCACCGACAAGGATGGCGAAAAATACGGTCGCGCAAACAAACTTTCTGGTCTGGATAAGGCACTGGCTGCCGGGGCTACTGAAATCACGAAAGAAGAATATTTCGCCCGCAAAAACGGTACATACTCAGGTTCACAACAAAATACTGGTGCATCTGACACGACCGCACAACCAGGGCCGGTAAAAGTTACCGCTGACGAAGTAAACAAAATTATGCAGGCAGCCAATATCAGCCAGCCTGACGCCGATGAACTGCTTGCAGTATCACGTGGTGAATTTGTTGCAGGGATTAGCGATCCGAATGATCCGAAATGGGTGAAGGGGATTGAAACCCGCGATTCTGTGAACCAGAACCAGCAAGAAACGGAACAGAACGACCAGAAAGCGGAACAAAACAGCCCAAATACGCAACAAAACGAGCCAGAAACGAAACAACCTGAACCAGTAGTGCAACAGGAACCGGAAAAGATCTGCACCGCCTGCGGTCAAAGCGGTGGCGGCAACTGCCCTGATTGTGGTGCAGTGATGGGCGACGCAACATACCAGGAAACATTCGATGACAAGAACCAGGTTGAAGTTCAGGAAGACGATTCGGAGAAAATGGAAGGCGCTGAACATCCACACAAGGAGAATGCTGGCAGCGCTCAGGATCACGCCAGCGATAGTGAAACTGGCGAGACGGCAGATCCCTTAATTACGGTGAACGGTCATCGCGTTATCACATCCACCAGCAGGACGTGTGACCATCTAATGATCGACCTTGAAACCATGGGAAAAAATCCTGATGCCCCGATTATCTCAATAGGTGCAATATTTTTCGATCCGCAAACCGGAGATATGGGACCGGAATTTAGTAAGACTATCGATCTGGAAACTGCTGGCGGAGTCATTGATCGGGACACCATTAAATGGTGGCTTAAGCAATCACGCGAAGCGCAATCTGCCATTATGACCGATGAAATCCCGTTAGATGATGCACTGCTACAATTGCGGGAATTTATCGACGAAAACTCCGGTGAATTTTTTGTTCAGGTCTGGGGAAATGGAGCCAACTTCGACAACACGATTTTGCGCCGTTCATACGAACGGCAGGGGATCCCCTGCCCGTGGCGTTACTACAACGATCGCGATGTACGCACAATCGTTGAGCTGGGGAAAGCCATAGACTTCGATGCCAGAACGGCTATTCCATTCGAAGGTGAGCGCCATAATGCACTTGATGACGCCCGTTACCAGGCAAAATACGTTTCAGCTATCTGGCAAAAACTGATCCCGAGTCAGGCTGATTTTTAATGTTCAACCGTCGCCAGTTGTCGTTGGTATTCTGCAACTGGCGCGTTCCGGAGTGATAGCCATGAGCGAACAGTACCTGATAACGCTCGATGAGTGGAAGCCAAAACGGTTCAGTCTCCCAATAACAAACACTACCCTAGTGAAATACGGAAAACTAGGATACATCGTTCCAAGACCACAAAAAATTCGTGGGCGTTGGCTGATAGATCGCCGAGCAGTATTTGTTGGACCTGGTGAAACAGGAATTGCGCCGGAAATTCATACTGGCGATGATGATGCACTGAAGGAGATTTTAACTCATGTCACCGAGGCCACGAAAAAACAGCACTGACGTAGCCGGACTTTACGAAAAATTTGATCGCAGAACTGGCAGAGTTTACTACCAGTATAAAAACCCTGTGACTGGAAAATTTCACGGGCTCGGAACAGACAAAGGTAAGGCAGAAAAAATCGCTTCCACAGCCAATCAGCGAATAGCTGCAGCAGAGGCTGAATATTTCATGCGCAAAATTGATGAAAGTCCGTCAGCAACAAAGCGTCGGGGTATCAGATTAAAGGCATGGGTTGATCGATATCTGAAAATACAGGACACGCGACTGAAAAATGGAGATATTGCAGCTACAACTCACAAAGAAAAAGCCCGAATGGCTGCATACCTGGTTTCCCGTCTGGGAAACCACCCATTGAAAGAACTGGAAGTAAGAGACTTTGCATTAATACTGGATGAGTGGCTGGATAAAGACATGGTCAGCACAGCGAGAGTAAATCGTGGATTATGGGTTGATATTTATAAAGAAGCACAGCATGCAGGGGAAGTTCCTCCTGGATGGAATCCTCCGGAGGCTACCCGTAAACCGATCCCTAAAGTAACTAGAGCCAGGCTCACCCTGGAAGACTGGCAAAAAATTTACAACGCAACGCCTGAAAAACACTTTATCCGTAACGCAATGCTTCTTGCGCTTGTTACTGGTCAGCGCCGTGATGACATTTGCCACATGCGTTTTTCAGATGTGTGGAACGAACACTTGCATATCACCCAGGGAAAAACCGGAATGCGTCTGGCGTTACCGCTTACACTACGCTGTGATGCCATTGGGATAACGTTAAAAGAAGTTATTGATGGGTGCCGAGACAGAATATTAAGTCCATATCTAATCCATAGTCGGCACCAGAAACAACCAAAGCCGATGAGTAAAGACAACCTGAGCGACTACTTTGCCAAAGCACGGGATCTGGCTGGGATAACTCCACCAGCAGGAAAAACTCCGCCAACATTTCATGAACAACGCTCCCTGTCAGAACGACTGTACCGCGCGCAGGGTATTGATACAAAAACATTACTGGGACATAAAGTCCAGGCAACCACCGATCGTTATAACGATACTCGTGGTCAGGAATGGGTTAAATTGGTTGTTTGACGAAATAAATACAGCTGAAAAATGTTGATATTGCTTTGCTAGTGTAAAAACCCCGGCATCAACCGGGGTTCAGAGACTAATCTTGATCAGGTTCCTGCTTAGAATAATGTTTTCCAACAATAAATGCCGTAACCAATGCAACAAGATCTATTGAAACGAGAGTTCCGGCAAGAACTGTCTCCCCCATGACGCCAAAGACAGTGGCAGCTAAGATGATCAATATTGCCAACCAAAAAGCCTTTGTTTGACCATCTCTGGCAATATCAATGCTATCAGCCACTGTTTTATGGCGATGAGCCTGCTCTTTTTCGGTCAACTCAACAAGTCGATTTGCAAGCCCAGGCACCAGTTGATCATACTTTTTAAGCATTGAAGGTGGCGGAACAGGCCCCTGAAAATGCTGGCAAACAATAGCCCGCACCTGCGGACTATCCAAAACCCTGTTTAAAACCTCTGGATTTTCGATTACTCGAGAAACCAGTTCATTATCCTTTTGTTCTTCACAAGTGAGTTTGGTGTTCTCACTTTCTTTTTGATCTGGCAT